TCATGCCCTGCCTCTCCAGAGGCCAAATTTTTTACGAATTTCTGCGATCTTAGCGAGCCCTTCTTTCTGACCGAGCGGTTTGTTGCCGAGCCTGGGCAAGACGTCGTGCGGCTCTGGTATTTTTTCGCCTCGGCTGATGCGTGTGGCCATCATTGCCAGCTCCGAAACAGCCCACTTACGAAGTTCCGCTTCCGTCCAGTTTTTGGTGCGCATGCCGCTGTAGAGCGCAGTCACAATCCAATAGTGCGCGGGAGTCTCCCACGGGTAAGATTCTGGTGCATCGTAGAATCCGCGACGCGCGCAGTAGGTATAAACCATTTCCACTAATTCATCAGGGGACGGAAGGCCTAGCTGCTTAAACTCCCCCTCCCGGCACCAGCTAATGAACTGCCCTGGCGACGGCCAGAACGGCGAAAGGCTGGCGCGAGCCCCCTTCATCCCTGCGGCCAGTTGCTCTCTCTTAGTGATGCCGTTTTCTGCAAATGCCAGAATCCATTGCTGCTTTGCTGCCGCCTCATCGGCTTCAGTGCGTAGGTTCGTCGCTGCTGACGCAGGGAATACCTGTTTGAGCTGGCGAAACAGTGAATCAACCAGACGCTCAGCCTCGGTGTTTACTACGCCTTGTCCGGGGCGCTCCGGCGCCGGATGGTATTTACCTGCCAGCCGCGATATCGTGCGGTTGTCGTGTTGCGCGATGGCCTGAATCAGTTCTTGGCTCAAAACACGTCCTCCCACGCCTCCGGGCTGTTCCAGTGCGGAACGTGACCAGCGTTAATCGGGGTTAAGGCGCGTCCGGGCGCTTTGACGCGGAATAAACCCTGCCAGCCGTTGGCGATGGACTGGTTGATTACTTCCGCCGGGTTGTCGCCAGCATCCCGGTACTGGCTCAGCAGCTTGATGGCCTTCGTCACGGTCAGCATGGACTTCATCGGTTTTTTGCTCTCGGTGCGGTACTGAACCCATTCACGCCAGACAGCCGGATCGAGCCAGTCGGGCAGATCAACATCAAGCGGGTTGAATCTCGCCTTCCCCCATTGGGGGGTTAGGGGGGTATTGTTTTTTGTGTTTTGTATAGTGTCTTTTGTGTTCCCCTGTTTTGAGGGATTGGACTCCCTCATTTTGAGGGATTTTTTATTCCCTGTTTTAGGGGATTTTCCCTCGGTTTGAGGGATATTCCATTCGTATACGTTAGGGTTAGGCCCAAACATTCCACCCTGCTGCTTGATCACGCCCATTCTGACAAGCTCCAGCTTCGCTTCGTTACAACGCTTAACTGGAAGCTTGGCTATCTCGGCGATCTGTGCATCAGTAACCCTGTCCATAGGTTTGTTCCAGCCGTAAGTTTTTCGTAGGATAGCCAGCAGCACTTTAAACTGACGCTTGGTAAGATCTGCACCGGCGTACTCTGCAAGAAGCATGTTAGAAAGTCTGGCATACCCACCATCAAGGTCAGCCACTTTAAGCTCCACGGGCTGCTGTTCAGCCCCGAAATCGACATAAGCAACCTCACCCATTAGCGCCCCCGTAGTGTCTGTTTAAGGCCAACGCCTTTGAGCCAATTTGCCTGGAAAAATGAATTGCGGTTTGACATAATTTCCTTGTAAGTAGTGTTTAGGCATTGCTCTCAGAAGCCCCGGAACTGTTGCAGCAGTCCGGGGTTTCGCCTTTTAAGTGCTTCAGCATTGAGATCAGCGCTTTCGCCACCTCTGCCGTCTGCTCGCCTTTAATAATCACTGTCTCTTCGCGGTTATCGAAACCTATAACAGCCAGCAATTTGGCGGCTCGCTCCACAAAGCAATTTTTTCCTGTTTGCATGCGGCTGATCTGCGAGTGATGAACACCCATCCCTTTCGCAACTTGGGTAACACCAAGAGCGGCGATGCAGCTCCTGATACGGGTTTCAATTTGCAGAGTCTTACTCGTTGTGCGTTTCTGTGTGGTTCTCATGGTTAATACTTCCTACTATTACTTCTGATTGTTGGTAGACCCGCGCAAGATGAAGCTTAATTTTCTGAATGTGGAAAAAGCATCGGTAGATCGGGGCGTATTTGGTAAGGCTTGATCACGCCCCCGGTAGCTTTAACAACTGCGATGACGCGTTCCGGCGACACCTTCTTCTTGTTGTTTAGCCAACGGCAAACGCTAACTTGTGACACTCCTACCTGTTCAGCTAATTTGGCTTGTGAACCGGCAATCTCTATGGCTTTTGCAATATACTCGTTCATTTTCAACACCCACGAGTTTTGATGACGAGATAAATAATACTCATGGTTATAGGCTGAGTCAATCCCATAGTTATTTGACTAGTTAAACCCGAGGTTATAGTTTGGCAATATGAAAACGACACTCTCTCAAAGGCTTGAAATTGCAATGACGGCAGGCGGCTTTAGCCAAGCTTCGCTTGCTGAGGCAGCGGGTGTATCCCAGCCTACAGTTTGGAAAATTGTTTCTGGTAGAACTCAGAGTTCAGCGAAGATTGTTGATCTTGCTAAAGCTTTAGGCGTACGGCCAGAGTGGCTGGCGCATGGAGTTGGGAGCATGAAGTCCGAGCAGGTCGAAACAAGCAATGCCAGTTTTATTGTTTATGAAGGAACTATAGCGCTCCCGCTTTATGATGAAAGCGAAAAACAAATAGGACTAACTGTTGTCCCAGATGCTATCAATCATGAAAAATCAAAAGCATACAAGTTAAACTATGAAACCGGATTCCCCGAATTACCCCAAGGCTGCACCATTGTTGTAGATTCTGAGGAAACTCCGGTTAATAACGATTTTGTTTACGCAAAGATAAACGGCAAATCTTCGGCATACAGATATCTCACCCGCGGGCCGCAAAACTATCTGGACGTCGGAGACTCGCGACTCGGGCTTGTTCCTATAGACGAACGTGTGGAAATACTGGGAGTTATTGTCTTTATGGCCCGATCTTTCCGTAGATAAATTTCCCATTCCAAAGCCCAGCAATGCTTGTTTGCCAGGACGACCTTTTTGTAAACTCCCGGCGCGGTGCGCAACATTGCATTAGGCATGCCCCTCTCCTCTTTCTATGATTTCACAACCCAAATGACTGTATATCTATACAGTCATTTTAAATTAAATCACTCTCTGCCGATGGTCAAGTTCGGTCGGTTAACGATTTTGACTGAAATTAATTACTTGGCGATACCCTGTTCTAATCCTAAAACACTCCCAGCAAAACTGTTAAGTTATAATAATTATACCCTTGAGACTTGAAAATCAAAACTCAAGGGTATAGAATCTATCTCATCAGTAACAGCACGGCGCAGTGATTACTTAGCAAAACGTTCCGCCAGCCGGGCGATAACGGCAAGGGAGAAGATGGTTAATCAACACTACGGCACTATGCCGTTAATCAGGCAATGTCTTGCACCTGGAATGATGGCGCTCCGCGATGGTTGCGCTTACCGAGTCTCAGCGATCCGCGGTAAACACGTTTACCTTCACTCAATGCGCGAGCAAATCCGCATTACTGATCGTGTAGTCGAAGTGTTTCTTGATGGGTTCGGTAATCCGCTAACTCACTGACCCACCCTTTCGAACATTAATCAAACCCTCGTAATTGGCGGCTAACAAGGCGCCGGGGATTTTTACGCCCTTTTACAGGAGGAATCGTGAACGCGTATTTCATGCATGACCGTATCGAAGAGCGCGCATGGCAAGACCACTACATACAAATAGCTCGGGAAGAGGAAGAAGCAGAGCTGGCCGACTTATACGATCGCCAGATCAAGTTTCATCACCTTCACGCTCTACTTAGCAACACCCAAGCGGATAAAGCCGCCCTTACCGCAACTTTCGATGATGTGGATTTTCAGGAAAAGGCAGCGGAGTTTCTGCGGTACGCCGCCGAAACGCTCGCGGCCAAACAGACAGCATTAAACATGGATTTGAGGAGAGGATGAAATGGCCCTTTTCCAACGAGCCACTAATACACAGGCTTTCCTTAAAGCCGGAATCATGGGCTTTGCCGGAGACGGCAAAACTTACACTGCCAGCGAACTGGCGATCGGCCTCGTTCTGTTGATGCGCCAGCGTGGACTTGAAATGGGTGATAAGCCGGTAATGTTCCTTGATACCGAAACCGGCTCTGACTGGGTAAAACCCCGCTTCGATGCTGAGAACATTGAGCTTTATACAGCTAAAACGCGCGCATTTGTGGATCTGCTTGCCGCTGTTAATGAAGCGGAACAAAGCGGTTCAGTGCTCATCATCGACTCTATCAGCCATTTCTGGACGTGCTTATGTGATGAGTACGCAACCCGCCGCAAACGCAAGCGTGGTCTTGAGTTCTCAGACTGGGCGTGGCTGAAACAGGAATGGCGGCGCTTTACCGACCGTTTCGTTAATAGCCAGTCTCACATCATCATGTGTGGCCGTGCGGGCTATGAATATGACTTTTTCGAGAGCGACGACGGAAAGCGCCAGTTAGAAAAAACCGGCATCAAAATGAAGGCCGAAACCGAGACAGGGTATGAGCCCTCGATTCTGATCCAGATGGAAAAGCAGATGGATCTTGAGTCCGGGCAGGTATGGCGCACCGCGCGCATTCTTAAGGACCGCTCTACTCGCATCGACGGCCAGACATTCGCGAACCCGACCTTTAAACACTTTCTGCCGCACATTGAGTTCCTTAACCTGGGCGGAACACATTTAGGCGTGGATACCTCTCGCGATAATGGCGAGCTGTTTGCCGATGATGGTTTGCCGACATGGCAAAAAGAGAAACGTGCGAAAGAGATCGCCCTCGATGAGATTGTCGAGCTGCTGAATAAACATCATGGCGGCACCAGTAACGACGCTAAACGCGCTAAAGCCGACCTTCTGGAACAGGTGTTCTGCTCTCGCTCCTGGGAGCGAATTAAGGGCATGGACTGGCTGACCATCAAAGCGGCCCGCTCCGCTCTATGGCTTCAACTGGAAGGGGCTCCTTACGAATTCCCCGCTCCTTCTAGCGCGGAGAAAAGCGAACCAGATGCGGCTTACGATGAAGTGATCCCACAGTAATAACCGGGCCCACGCCCCGCTTTTTAGTAGTGAATTAACTTTTGTATTTTGATAGCGGCTTTCGGGCCAAGGAGGATTTCATGAGTGAAGTAGTGATGATTGTATCCCCTGGGAAATGGGTTGCGGAAGAACAGCTTATTGCGCTTAAAGGATTCAAAAGGGGAACGTTGAAAAGAGCAAGGGAGCAAAGCTTCCTAGAAGGCAAAGAGTACATACATGTCGCGCCTGATGGTCAGCCCTGGGATAACAGCCCCTGCTTTTATAACCTGGAAGAGATAGATCGCTGGATTGAACGACAGGCAATGGCAAAGCCGCGTCGTTATATAGCTTGAGTGTATTTAGTAAAAAGGAGACGTAATGATTGAGTACCCAACTGGTGTGGAAAACCACGGTGGGAAGCTTCGCATCTGGTTTATATATAAAGGAGTAAGAGTCAGGGAAAACTTGGGAGTCCCTGACTCCCCTAAGAATCGTAAAAAAGCCGGTGAGCTTCGCAATGCTATCTGTTATGCCATCAAAACGGGCACGTTTGATTATGCTGCTCAGTTCCCAGACTCGCGCCATCTGGCCCGCTTTGGTTTAGCTAAACCAAATATCGATTTCGCTACTCTCAGTGAGAAATGGCTCTCGTTAAAAGAAATCGATGTTTGCAAGAATACCTACGTGCGTTACAAAGCATCTATTAAGAACGTTATGCCATATGTTGGCGCAGATACGCTTATCGCCTCAATAAACCAAGAATTTTTGCTCTCGTTGCGTAGAGAATTACTTCTGGGTTTCCAGCGCCCTAAACATTGGCATACAAAACCGATTAAAGGCCGTACCGCCTCGACTGTAAATTACTATATGCGTGTTATAAACGGGGTATTAGAGTTCGCCAGCCATAATGGTTATATATCTACAAATCCAATGCGAAATATAACCTCATTAAAAAGATCGAAATCAGAACCAGACCCATTAACGAAAGATGAGTTTGAGCGGCTTATCGCAGCTTGTGACAATCGGCAGCTTAAAAATCTCTGGAGTCTGGCTGTATTCACCGGCATGAGACATGGTGAAATATGTGCCTTAGCTTGGGAAGATGTAGACCTCAAGGCTGGTACTATCTCTGTCACAAGGAATTACACTGCCGCCCGTAACTTTACTCCTCCTAAAACTGACGCCGGAACAGACAGGAAAATAGTGCTGATTGATGCAGCTATTGCTGTCTTACGAGATCAAGCGGAACTTACAAGACTTGGTAAGCAGCATGATATCAGTGTCGCTCTACGCGAATACGGTAAAAAGCGACTGGATAAGTGCACGTTCGTCTTCAGCCCTGCCGTGTACACTAAAAACCCTCATTGTGGGATTAACTACGCCACAGGCTCACTGAACCAAAGCTGGGCCTCGGCTATGCGGCGTGCGGGAATTCGTCACAGAAAAGCTTATCAGTCCAGACATACTTATGCTTGCTGGGCTCTTTCTGCAGGAGCTAACCCTAACTTTATCGCCGGGCAAATGGGTCACGCTAACGCGAGGATGGTGTATCAAGTTTACGGTAAATGGATGTCTGAAAACGATGCGGATCAGTTGTCTATCCTGAACAAAAGCATAACTGTAAATGCCCCGACCATGCCCCATAGTAAAACCGCTTATTAA